GCTTTGCTGGATTGCAAGAGCTGACTGTGCTATTGCAAAGCCTTTCTCAACTGCAAACATAATCTTGTATGCAGCAGACTGTTTACCAAACATATCAGCCATTATGCTTGCTGTTCCAGAAGCTATAGACTCCCATCCATTAAGCTGCAACTGAGCCCGAGCATTCATATACTCAGCTTCAGATTCAAGCATTTTTTGCTGATATTCTTCTTTAGTAATCAACTCCCACTCAAGTGCTTCTGTAATGGCCTCTTCACGCCGAGAGCGGTCATCCTCAGCAGACATATCAATGCCAATCGCATCGCGATAATTACCCCATGCTGCGTAACGAGCCGAGTCTGTTTCGCGGTCTTGGGACATATAAGAAGCATTAATTAAATCTTTTTGAAGCTGTGGATCCTTAATTTTCTCTAGCTCCATGCGCTCAAGATTGTAACGCCACTGCATAATTTCAGCTTCAGACTTATAAGTGGACTGAGCATCCAGCAGCCTGCGCTCATTTGCCAGCTTGATATAAAAGAGCTCTTCTTGAAATTGCTCCTTTAAAGCATCAACTTTTAGCTGTTTTAAGTCTGCAGTTAATTCTGTACTTTCAGCTGCAATCATTTCCTGAGTTTCATAACTGTATTGCAGTTTTTTCTGCTCAGTCCAGATATGCGAATTAAGCTCTTCGGTCAATTTTCTTAGATAAATTTCTTTTTCAAGATCAGCTCTTGCTTGCGCTTTTGCAATATAGTCAGCCTGCTCAGCACCAAAATTCGCCTTTCTTATCTCAGTCAGCTGTCTTTGGAGATCGGTATCAATCTGAGTTAGTTTTGGGGAAAAATCATAAGAGATCTGGTCTCTTAACTGAGCCTGCTCTTTAAGTAGTCTTTGCTGTTCTTTCAGAGCATCATTATTTTTGCGAGCCGCTTTCTCAGCTTTGTTTTGTTTATCGGCTAACTCATCAAGACCAGTGGTTACACCATTAACACTTTGCTGAAGTTCTCTGATGCCACGGAGCTGTTTTGCTTGTTTTGAGCTTCCGCCTGACCACATCTGATCAAGTCTTTCTGCTGCACCAATAACCGTGTTGTGCATATCAGTTCTAATTTCAGAGGTTACAGCGGCGATCTGCGTTCTTGCGTCATAGGCAGCCTTTACCAACCCAAGCGGATTCATTTCATACCAGTCTAGCTCTGAATAGATAGCGCCACCAATGGCCGCCATACCCGCCAACCCTTTACCAACAAGTTGAAATGACGTAACTGCTCCAATTGCGATTGATGCTAAACTTTTCAGTGTTTTTGCTACACCTTCCGCCACTTCACTAAATTGCAATCCTTGCTCACTTCCGCCTAAAAAAGCTTCAGAAATATCAACAAATGCTGGAATAACAGCTTGCATCAATTGATTTTTAGCTCCTTGCAATTGCAAATCAAGCATGTAGACCTGATCCTTTAAAGCTTTTGCCGACTCAACCGTTTCATCGGTCATAATAAGGCCAGCACGTTCCGCCATATCACCATATAGGCGAAACCCTTCACCACCATTTGCTAATAGTGGATACAAGTCCGTCAAATCTGAAGCCATTGATTCCAGATAAAAGGACATTTGCTGCTGTGTTACTCCAGCCTCTTCAAGTTTATTTACATACATCTGAAGAGCTTCAGGGCCAGAGAGTTTCTGCATATCAAGAATTAATCTCTTGGCTGCCTCCGAAGATCCCTCCGTCTTCATTGCAATTTGCTCAAAGAAGTCTACACCACCACCTGCCCCAATCGTGGTCAACTCCCCCCATTTCTCATTGAAATCTTTAAGCATGTCTGACAGCTTATCGCCTTCTATTCCAAAGGCCGCTGCTCCAACTGCCATTTTTTGGAATTCTTGAGTTGTACTATTTGCTCTAAAAGCAAACTTCTCAAGTTCGGTAGCTTGGTTTGCCGTTTCCAATGCCATCGCAGCTAGACTAACTACCACGGTACTTGCAGCACCAGCAACAGCCAAGCCATATGTATTTACATGATCACGCATTTTGCTGAAACTTGTTTGAGTTTGCTTTTCTGCCTCTTTAATTGGAGATATATAACCACCGATCTTGGCAACCAGATCAAGTGTCAGTGTTCCTAATTTCGCGCTCATATAAAACTCCAGGCAATAAAAAAGCACCCGAATGGGTGCTTTGATTTTTAATAAATATTAATAAACTGGAGCGTAATTTCCAGCTTCATTCAATGCAAAACGTCCAATATCGTGACCAACCACATCAGCGCCATAGCTATTTTTAGCTGTATATTCCATAAACACTTCTAAGCTTTTACCATTGAGCGTAGCCATTGCGCTTCTCGGAATAAAAGTGTACTTATTTTTGAGTCTAAGTTGTATTTGGAATGCAGTTAAATTAACTCTTGAGGTTAATTCTTTAACTGTTAAGTTTTTTTCTGGTTCAGATGTTATTTTCACATAAACTTTTATGGGGACAGGATTATTATTCCCGTCCTCAACATTAATAGTTAAAGGGGTATCCGCTAGTACTGGTCTGTTATTATCTAGGGGAGATTCCTTTATCTTTACCCATGTACCATTAGGTTTTAATTCAATTTTCTCCCCTTTGTTATTTGTCACAACTTCAGCATTTGCAAATGAAGTTAGCCCCAAACTCAATAAGGAAACTATAAGTAATTTTTTCATGTAAAACTCTTCTTTGTGTATTAGCACAAAATACTATTCTATTTTTAAAAAATAAACTTTAAGAAAATTCTTTTTATTATAGCTCACCATACTGCTCTAGCATTTTATTGAAACTTTCAGCAAAACCAGTTAAATCAGCTTCACCATCTTGGTTATATTTATAAGGCCATTCCTGATAGCGAGTATATGCCGTCTTTCCTTTTTTCATCTGCTCTATGACTATTTTCGGGCTTTTACTTATGCCTTCATGCCCATAAATAGGTACATTACCATCAACTCGTATAGCGCTTTGTGTGCGCGGGAAATGATTACGGCCGATATACACGCCATACTTACCATCTATTAGGCTTACTTGTACGTCTTGGTAATTCATGCTGCACTTTTTTGAGCCAGTAAAAGCATCTTTACTGCAATAAGGCTTCCATGCGCGGCTTAAGGCATCTTCATATTTAATTGCCTTTACTTTTTGATAGTCAGTTTTACTCGATTCTCGGCCACTTAAAATTGTAGATCCATCTGAGTCTTTATAAATATGCACCTCACCAGCTGTCGCAAAACTAGAAATACATATTAAGCTTAAGATACATTTGTTCATATTAATTTCTCGCCTAACCCTTAAAACAAGATACTAATTCCGGCACAAAAAAACCACCCCGGAGGGTGGTTCTTGCCTTACTTGCTTAAGCGTTTGGCTGCCGCCTGAATAATGTCAGGCAGTATCGCAGCTTTGGGCCCATCACGGTCACCTATAATACTAGCAATATTGTCCTCATGTAGAATCCATGCTTGATTCGGCACAAACTGTACTTGAGGCTTTCCTGTTTGATAGTTAATTGTTAGCAACATGCGTTGATCTTGAACAATTCGAGTAATAACCGCCCGAGCAATTGATTCTTTATTAAATTCAGGTATCTCTGGTTCTTTACCCTTCAGACGCTTGATCTCGTCATAAAGTTTATTAAGCCAGTTATGCACTTTGTTTGTAGTTTCAGAATCAAGTAGCTTTAGAGCTTGTAGTTCCTCATCCTCCAAACGATCTACTTTTGGAATATACTCACCCATCAAGTGATGCACATATTCCACAGCAAGATACAACTGATCTTGAGGTATCTCATCAATGTGCTCTACATTAAAACGATGATGTACCAGTTTATAAGCATCAGAGTAGTTTAAAAATTTAGCTTTACCTACCAGCATATTTACCGCATCTTTCAAGGGCACACGATCTTTTTTGGTAGTACGCGGATTAACCGCTTTGCCCTTCGTCCAGTAATCCCAGAGTACATCGTCGCACTCTTCTTGATACTTAATAACCATATCTCGATGTTCAGGTTTTACTTTATTAGGATTTACAGAGTAAAGCCACGCTGGTAATTTTCTCACAGGGATACAAGTGTGAGAACGAGACTGATCATCCCCTAATATCTGCATTGTGATTTCCACAACGCAGGTCGCAAACTTTTGTTTTATCTTCGTAAACTGTGAAGCCCAATCTAATCCCATGCCTTGAACTATCTGGCGCAACGGGGTGTATGGTTGTCCATTATGCTCAATTAAAAATAATTCAGCGTTATGGAAAGGTACTGCAATTTGTTGTAAACTCATAGTTGTCATAACTATTTTCCTTTGAGTAGTTGACAATCAATTAAGCTCCGCATCCGCCAAGATTCAGGGGCTTTTTTGTTGTCTGTTGATTTCATGCTTTCGCACTCTCTTGTTGTTTCAAAAACTGTTCAACTGCCTTATTGATTAAATAATTCATTGAACGCTCTTCTTTTGCTGCATAAGTCTTTAGACTTTCATGCAACTCATTTGACACTCGAACTCGAACATCAATTGGTTTTTGACGGTTTTCTTTCACCACATCCTCCTTTACATGCCACACTTTGTGGCGTTTAATAACTATAGCCACACTTTGTGGTAATGTAAATACCTATTATGAAATATTTACCACATTTTGTGGCATTGAGGTTTTTTAATGAGTAATCAAGCTGATCACACTATAGTTAGGTTGCGCGTACCACCCGAGCTAAAACAAAAAATTGAGGAATCAGCGGAACAAAATAACCGCTCACAAAGTGCTGAAATGGTTGCTCGGCTTGAGGAGAGCTTCACCCCAAAAACACTTACCCCATCTCCCGAAATGATAAAATATAAAGAAGAACTGGAGGCTCAGACTAAGATTCTTCTAGAAAGTCAGCGTGTTTTATTGGAACAAAACGAAAGACAGGCCAAAATTTTAGCTGAACTTAAAGACTTTCAGACTTGGAAAAATCAACAAAAGAAACCAAGCTAACCTGATTTCTTCTTAATGGCTAACATGCGCTCTTCTTCAAAGGTGAGTGGTTTTGGCACATCTTCATGTGGCATAAAGAAGTCCTTATCTAATCGATCTTCTTCTTTAAGCTTTCTGTTTAGATAGGTTTCGTGCAGACTACCGACCGCCTGCTCTACCCTTCTGCCGATGTTAAGACTTCCGCGTTTTCGTCGGTATTCTCGCCAGATTGCTGGCTCTCTGCCGACAATGTTTTGCTTTGCTTCTTGGATCGTTTTTCCGCCGACCCCGTTAAGGACAAGCTCGCACCAGAATTCGTTTTCGTTAAACTCGTCTTCTGTGACTTTCCCAAAAAATTATTTACATCATTGGCAGCTTCATACATTGCGCCAATTAATGAGGGATTGGAGTCCAACACTTCATCAACTGTGCTAAAGAATGCTGTTCCTTTTGCATCTTCACAAATACTTCCCAAAATCTGAGCTGCCTGTAATCGGCGAGTATCAATAGACTTAATTTCTGATTTAGCTGGGTCATCTTCGTTGAAGTTCCACTGGTAAGCTTTAGAGATTTCGCTCTGATCCTTAAAGCTCAAAGGCCGAACCCACACCTGACCTTCATACTCTTCGCCACCAATATTAAATTTAATTGTCTTCTCAACAGGCGGGCTTTGTTCAAGCGCCACCCTTTTAAGACCTTTAATATCCAGTTTCTTCATTATGGGACCACCGTTTTAAATGCGTCTATTACTTCAGTCTGGCGTTTCATTGGGATTGTGTGATTCACCATGGAATCCGCATCAAATACAGCCGAGCCTTTACGCAGAATTGCACGGAAAGATGACCAAGTGCGTGTTTCAGGCAATGTAACGTCCGAACCTGTTAAAGTTGGCGCGGCAGTACCATCAGACCAGCCTACATACACATCCACTTCTGCACGCTCAGCAGCCAATTGCAATAAGGTCATGTGAGTCGCATTATTTGGGTCAGTATCAATTTGAATTGAGCCCTCACCTGGAGTTGTTAATCCCCAATCAGATGTTGCAGTGGTTCTCTCTTCCAAACAGGTAGTGTTTATATCTGTGGTGCTATCATCACCAAGAGCTAAAGCTTTAATACAATCCATTTTTGTAAGCTCTGGCGTATCTCCATGGAGAATCCAGACACTAGTACCTTGTGACAGCACACCTTTTTTAGTCGCCATGAGTAGCTACTCCTCAATTTTAGGCATAAAAAAAGCCACCGGTTGGTGGCGTTGGTTTTAATAAATTTGTTTATTCAAATAGACATGGCTGCATGAGTCGTTCAACCTCAGTAATTGCAGTCATTAGTAAATCTCGTTTCTTGCGATAGCTTCCTAAAACACTACCTGCAAGGCTTGCATCTGATTTCGCCAGATCAAGTTGAAGTGATAATTTGTTGTGAATATTGTTATAACTCTGATCTTGGGAGCGAATGAACTCCCGCGTTTCAAAGAATGCCTTTACTAAAGCCTTCTTAAATTCAATTACTCTCGGACTATTTCGCATGAGTGTCATCAAAAAGGTGGCTTGTTGTTCATTTAGTGGGACGTATTTTCTTTCTTGAACACCACCAGTTGTCTCAAAGGATTGGATTTTAAATCTGACCCTTCCAAATTCCTGAAAATCTGGCATATAAGTCCTAACCAATTTAATAACTGTGGCATGTTGGATACCCAAGCCTAGCGCGATTTGCAGTGTGGTTGTCATGGGTTCGCCATTTTCAACATTAACGATTTCAATTGGTTTTAACATCGCATTCATAAGTAACTCCTTTTGAGTTGTTTGAGCCTGAATGCAGAATGCAAATACAAACATACAGGCATAAAAAAAGCGCCCATATGGACGCTTGGTTGAAAAATTATTTATCTATCCAGAAACCAGTTAGCATCAAAGCCGCGACCGAAAATATTGGTGTCAGCAATGCGCTCAAAGTGGTTCGGGTGAATGTTAGTGACATAGCAATGCGGCTCTAACGCCTTTCGTATTGCAGACCGAATATCTGACGCTCTTTTCTGCTGAGTGTCGTAAACAACGATCTGAAATGACACATGATCGGTATTGGCTGGACAATCAAGATTGTTCTGCGGATCACCAGTGACTACCGACCAGACTGCGTACGGATATGTTGTGCCGGATGGCGCAATATCCTCCCAAACTTTTAAAGGGCTGGTGCCAAGCAATGCTGTGACTTCCGAACTGGCTTTCAATGTCGGAACTACGGGTAAAATGTTCATTCAATCTTGCCCTTTTTAATCGCATTTTCAATGCTTTTCATAAACTGCCTATTAAACTCATCTGTCACTACTTGAATGTTTTCAGCAAGGGCTGGACGCATGAATGGTGTAGGCGGAACCTTTGATGTTCCAAATTCTATAAAGCGCCAGTAAACAGTCATTCCACCTGGCAATCCATTAAGTTTCTCTATGTCGGATTTAGCATTGATACCTGCGCCACCAAGAACACCTACTCGCATACGTACCGTATTTAAGTCTCGACTCTTGCCATTCCGAATAGCAATGTTTTCAACAATGCTTTCTCGGGTCTTTGGATCATCAATTCTTGAGGCTGCCACCTTCGCAGCAAACACAACAAGCTGCATAGCCTTACGAGCTGCTGATCTGGCTCTCTTATTTACTGCTTTTCGATCTGTTAGCGCGTCAATTTTCTTGGTGAAATTTTCAAGACCCTCAAGTTTAAATTCCACTGACATAAATGCCTCGCGTTAAAAAACCCGCACTAGGCGGGCTGTTTTTCAAATATAAATTCTACTTCCATACGTCGCATGGGCTGTTCGGGGTCTACTTTCTTAAAATCCAATATCTTTAGCGAATAGCCGCTTTGATTCTTTGGCAGCACTACATCGTCAACACCACCAATAGAAGTGTCTACGCCAATTTGCTGCCACTCCATAATCGCGACAGATGTAAACTTACTGCCTAATTCGGCATTCTGGATTTTGGCAACTTCTTCCGGATTGAACCATCTTTCAAGTTCAACATTATTTTTTTTCCATTTGCACCTCGCAAATCTTTGGAATAGTTATACCAAAATCAGCAGAATTAAGACACCAATGACAACTCCAACGTCATATAAATTCGACCGTTTTCATTATCTGGTTTAGGTGGCGAAACAATCTGGAAGGTTTGGCCATCAAATAAAACACGCATACCTGAGTCAATGTCATCACGTTTACGCAGTTTTAGCCGGGCTGTGGTTTCTGATCCGGCAGCCTTGGCGTTTATCGAGTCTTTCACAGAAAGGAAATCCAGCTTGCCCCAGAGCTTTTTAAATTCAGTCCAGTCTTCAGTTTCGTAGTTGTATTCATCATAGACCGTGGTTTTATGTTGAACCGTTACACGATGGCATAGTTCGCCGGCACGTTGACTCATTTCTTAATCTCCACAGGATCTGGATAGACTGGGCGCTTTGGAATCCACCCACCGTCTGATAAAGAGGTTGGCAATGGCGGTAGTGGTGGAGGTGGAATATCATAATTAGAGTTAACAGGCCGATATTTAGGGATTTTATTGTATTTACAATCACAGCAGCATTTGCAACACATACGTCACCACCTCACTTCTAACTTATGATTGTTTCCGCTGCACATAAACTCTGGATAGCAAAAATAACCAAGCCCTTGTAGAGTTCTGTATAAAACTCGAATGTCTAAATCGCTATATAGATAACGACTATATTCAATAGTGCATGATGACTGCTTTTTACTAACTGCCTCCTTAATTTTGGATTCAGCAATTAAAAGCATTCTTTGGGGGTCGCCTGTTAAGCTTTGCTGTAGTGCTTCTTGAGCTGTAATCATAACCACCTCAAATCGCTGTAGGCTTACGGTATGGATAAAGCAGGCTTTGTACTGGCATCGGCAGAAAGTTGCCATTTACCGGC